GCTGAATGCCCGTCTCAATAATCTGCGGAATTGCACCAAGGATGAAATCGATGATGCCCATAATGACTTCCGGCAAAGCCTCGATCAGCACGGGGATTGCATTGAGGATGCCCTCGGCAAGTCCCGTCACCAACTGCAGGGCTGCATCCAGAATCATAGGCAGATTGTCAATGAGGGTGTTGACCACCTCAATCACAAGCTGAACCACGGAGGGTATCAGTTCCGGCAAGGACTCTGCGATACCCGTTGCCAGGGTGACGATCATTTTTAGGGCAGCATCCAAAATCATAGGCAGATTCTCGATGATGCCGTCCACCAGGGTCATCACCAACTGAAGTGCACCCTCTGCCAGAGCCGGGAGCGTGTCCATAAGCCCTTGCAGGACTGTAAAAACAATGGTCGCAGCGGTATCGATGATGGTAGGCAGATTGTTCATGATGCCGTTGACAAGACCCATCACCAGGTCTCCGGCAAGATCCAACATAATGGGCAGATACTCCATAATGGTGGAGGTGATTTCCTCCATTGCCACACCAACGGCGGCGCTGATTTTCGTAAAATCACCCTCGGCTTCATTGATGGCATTTCCCAGGGTGGAAAGTGCATCCGTGATGCCTGCGGAAAGACCGCTGACAGTTGGCAGGAACACACCTTGAATGGAGCGTTTCGTACCCTCGATAGCGGATTCCAGGTCATTGTATTTAATTTGGTTTATCTGCGAGAGTGCATCTGTGACTTCGTATGCGCCGTCCTCCATAGAAGAAAGGACCGGCAACACGGAAGATTCCAGGTCTTCATACATGGTGCCAAACAAGGCAACGGCGGCAGCGTTTTTCGCCATTGGGTCATCCATGCTCTCCAAAGCGGAAACCACCTGGAAGAAGGCATCCCTTGCCTGGTCACCTCCGGCAGCGAAAGCCGCCATGGTTTCCTCGGCATTCAGACCCAATGCGGTAAATGCGTCTATGGTGGACTGGCTGCCGTCCTTGGCGCGGATGTTAAATTCCTTAACCGCGTCACCGACTTTGTCGATGGAGAACACACCGGCTTCGGCACCGCTGATAAGGCTCGTTAAGAACTCGTCAGCAGAAAGACCCAGGGCGGCATACTGTGCGGAATATTCGTTAAGGGTGTCCAGAAGGTCGCCGTTTTGGTCAGCGCCGTTCTGCGCGCCGTTTGCGATGATGTTATATGCTTCTTCGGCTGTGATACCGAAGTTTTTCATAAGTGCAGAAGCGGTACGGGCAGATTCCTGTAGGTCATAGCCGAAGGTATCACGGAGAGCAAAGCCTGCCTCTGTAGCCTTTTCCAGTTCCGCACCCATCAGCCCGGTGGTACGGGTAACAACAGAAATGCCCTCGGCAACGTCCTCCAGGTTATCCCCAAAGTTATGGGAATAGACCCGTTGGGCGACCTCACCGAGAGCCTCCAATTCTTCACCCGTTGCACCCGTAGATGCGCCGATCTGATTGACCGCTTTATTAAATTCATCGCCCAGCTTCACCAGTTCCACTCCGGCAGCTACGGCGGCAGCGGAAATCGCAGCCACAGCAGCACCGATGGTGGCGGCAATGCCGGTCGCAATACCACCTAACTTCTCAAAGCCACCTCCGGCTTTGTCCGCAGAATCGGCGGCATCTTCCACAGCCTCACCGAGTTCCTCTGCGGAGTCAGCGGCATCATCCATACCTTCGCTTGCCTGTTCCAGGGCTTCGGTGGTCTCATCCAACTCACCCTGCATACCGATTAGTTCAGCCTCGGCATTGTTTAACTGAATCTGCCACTGTTGGGTACGGCGGTCATTTTCTCCGAAGGATTTTGATGCATTGTCCAGGGCGGCACGAAGGGTTTCTACCTTCTTTTTCTGGGCTTCGACTTGTTTGCCGAGTGCCTGCTGTTTTGCCGTCAGAGCCTCGATGGAGGTGTTGTTTTTACCGAATTGTGCGGTTACCAGCTTCATTTCCGAGCCGAGAACCTTGAAGGCTTGATTGATTTCAGAGATTGATTTCTTGAATTCTTTCTCGCCTTCGAGACCAATTTTCAAGCCAAAATCATCTGCCATCTACACCACCTCCTGCGTCAAATTCCCGCCGGGATGATTTCATCAATAAAATGTTCCCGTTTCGGTTTAGCCATGCCAGAGTATTGCTTGTGGCACTCCCAAAGGTCCAGGAGCAAGCCAAAGGGCATAAAGCCCACCTCCTCCTGGGTTAGGTGGAGATGGGCAATCCCGTAATATAAAAGCCGAGTAAATAACTCTTCGTCACTTACTCGACCGCTGCGTTTTTTGGGTCAGCCTCGCTCTCAACGTTGCGCTTGGTGCCCTTATAAAGAGCCTCGGTGATTGCACCCTTGTAGGTAGCCAAATCTGCCGGGGCGGTGAGCAGTTCCACCACTTCCTCGGTGAGCAGCTCACGCTGATTGTCCTTGTTCTTCAGATTGTGAATAAGGATGGTCTGATTTGCCAGGAGCGTGATCAGCCATACGATTTCGCCGATAGCCATCTCGAAGTTCTCGGATTTCATCAGCTTCTCGCCCAGATTCTCCAAGCCGCCGTAACGACCGGCGATGTCCTTGGTAGCCTTAGTGGTGAGCAGAAGGGTGTATTCCTCGCCACCGATGATAATGTTTGCACTGCGTTCCGTACTCATAGGTCAGTCCTCCTTATTCCTCTGCGTTTGCGGTATAGGAAGGCTCGTACACTTCCAAATACCAGTTCTTAATGGTGTCTGCGCTGACACCGGTATCACCCTCGGTAACCTCTGCCTTCCAGGGATGCTTGTTCTGTGCGTCGATCTTGTTACGACGCAGAATCGTACCCTCGATGGTAGGCGTGCTGAAAGTGATGCTGTCACCTTTGGTGGCAAGAGCCGTAGCAGGGATGCCGAACTTCACACGGTACAGCCAGAAGTACTTGTACTTGCCGTTGGACTTCTTTGCACGGAAGCCAATGGCAACAGGCTGACCGCCATCCTCTCCGGCAGAGATAACGACGCCGTTGGCATCAATGGTCGCACCGGTCAGAATGGATGCGATAGTGGGACCCACATCATCCACACCCAGGGAGAGAGTGCCGGACTTGAACTCCTTGATGATTTCAGCGGCACCGTCATCGGCGAAGAGGGTTGCCTCCGTCAGTTCCACGGAAAGGTCAGCACTCATAGCCTTTGCCAACTGCTCCGGGGTGCCGTAGGTTTCGTTGCCGTCCTCGTCCTCGGTGATCGTGGCATAATACAGTTTATCGAGACCAATAGTAGCCATAGATTATTCCTCCAATTCATAAAATTTCGCTACATCCACAGCGTAGTGGTGGTAGCCGGTTTCTGTTTCATAACCGATATATCTGCGGTCGGTTATGGTAAAATCGTGAGCCAGGAGCGTTTTTACAACGGCACTCTTTTCCTTTGTATAACTGCCCTTGGCATAAATAGAAAGTCGCGCCTCCTGCACATCCAAGCCGGGAGCGTTGTCTGCGTGGAGGTCGAAGGTGTCCGCGACGGGAATGACCACGATGTATTTATCCGGGGCCACATCGCTAAAAACACCCGTTTCAATGGGAAGATCCAAGCCGGAAAGTGCCGACTGGATATCCGAAAGCACACTCATAGCTTTTTGACCTCCTCGTCCAGTTTTTGTACCATAGCTGCTTTACAAGCAGACTTGGATGCACTCTTGGCGGGCTTGAGAAAGGGCTTTGCAGGCTGTCCGTGTTTTCCATATTCCAGGATGTTGGCAAGCATAGCGTTGCTGACACCACCGCTGTGGGGTTCGGCAAAACCAAGTTTGATGTTGTGGTTGCCGTCCTTATCCATCTTTACGGGAGACAAGCCCAGAGCCGATTCCAATTCGCCCGTGGAGCGTGATTCGTATTTCGTGCCGGAGCCAACCACGGAAGACAAGGTGGAGCGGGTCTTTTGTAAAACCACATCACCACCTGCTTCCAGGACGGATTCGGCAACGGCATCAAAGTTACTGCCGAGCCGGGACATCTTTTCCAGGAACTCATCCGGCATTTTGATATCAACCTTTGCCAACGGTAGCCACC